TCAGCAGGTGGAGCAGCAACCACAGACATTGATGAGATGAGAGTAAACTTCTTATCAGAAAGATGTGTTTGTGTTATGGGTGCAAACAACTTTGTATTATTCGAAGAGTAGTAATAAGTAGTAATATTTACCCTCGTTATAATGACGAGGGTAATTATTTTTTTTTAAATCAAATTAAATTTTTATTATAATGAAAACAAAAACAGAAATTAAATCACGAATATATCGTTTGACTAGAGGTATGGCTCCATTGAGCTTCATGCTTCCTTCCAAAAGTTCAAAGCGTAGACCCTTACTTTACTTCGATGAAGAAACAGGTGAGAATAGAGAAATCAGATACGCAACAAATCAGATGAGTCCTTTTAAAGATGAGCAAGATGGTAACGCTATTGTTACCCCTGTCATATTTGAGTCAGGATTACTTAGAGTTCCAAAACAAAACCAAGCCCTACAAAAGTTCTTAGCATATCATCCTTTAAATGGTATAAAATTTGAAGAGGTAGATACTGCAAAAGATGCAGCTAGAGAAGTAGAGATGCTTAATGTAGAAGTGGATGCGTTAATTGCAGCAAAGCAATTAAACGTTGACCAAATGGAATCTTTAGGTAGAGTCATTCTTAGAGGAGATGTTACAAAAATGTCTAGTGCTGAGTTAAAAAGAGACATGTTGGTTTATGCAAGAAACTATCCTGCAGAATTCCTACAGGCTCTAGATGACCCTGCTTTAAAATTACATTCTACAATTCAAAAATTCTTCGATGAAAGAATGTTGGCTTATAGAAATAAAAACAAAGACGTATACTTTAATCTTCCTTCAAACAAGAAGAGATTATTAACAATACCATTTGGTGAAGACCCAATGCATGTTATTGCTTCCTACTTTCAATCTGATGATGGAGTTGAGAAGCTTGAGTATTTAGAGAAACAATTAGATTAGATTACTAGAACGACCAATTCTATGAGACCTCTTCAAAATCGAAGGGGTCTTTTTTTTTTGTTTATCTTTGTATAAAATAATTTATTAATGATAAATTCAGTACGAAACACAGTATTAGCTATTCTTAATAAAAATAATTACGGATACATATCTCCGCAAGATTTCAATTTGTTTGCTAAACAAGCACAGCTAGATATATTTGAAGATTATTTTTATCAATATAACTATCAGCTAAACAAAGAAAATAAAAGAATGTCAGGTACAGGTTATGCTGATATCACAAAGGGATATGAAGAAGTTATTGATTTGTTTTCTGTAACACTACCTTTAACTCAAAGCTCCCCAAGCACTAATAATTATTTATTGCCATCTTTATTGACTACCAATAACGATTATTATTTAATTAATAAGATGCTTGTTAATGATGTGATTCTAACAAGTGGAATAACTACAGCTACAGTTGGTGGTCAAAATAAAATTATAGATGGTACAGCTGACTTCATAGCAGATGGTGTTTCCGTTGGTGATATAGTGGGAATTACAATAGGAGGTATTTCTTACAACCTTTCTATAACCTTAGTAGAGAATGGAACAACTTTGGTTATCTCTCCTAATTTAGTTAATATAACCCCTTTAGACTATGTGATATATCAGCAGTACAAGAATAAAGAAATAGAGAAGGTTACACACAGCAAGATAACTTTATTAAATAACTCTATTTTAACTTCACCAAGTCTAGAATACCCTGCATATACAACAGAGAATTTATCTAGCGATATATTTCCTCCTACGATTAACAATCCGGGACAAGTTATTTGTCAGTATATAAGATATCCGTTTGACCCACAATGGACATACACCACCTTAAGTGGAGGTGAGCCTGTGTTTAATCAATCAAATCCATCTTATCAAGATTTTGAATTAACAATAGATGACGAGCCAACTTTGATAATGAAAATTTTACAATTTGCAGGCATGTCAATTAGAGAGATACAAGCTGTTCAGTTTGGGCTAGCAGCAGAACAATACGAAGACACAAAAGAAAAATAATAGTTTATGTATATAACACCATATCAATATTACGAGAACGGAGGCAACCCACCTGAAGATGCTAATTGGGGGTCATATCAATATGTAAGCTTAGAAGATATTGTAACTAACTTCTTATTAATGTACTCAGGAAATCATTCCTTAGTAAATAATGAAGAGAGATATAAGATTTTGTTTCATGCAAAGAGAGGTATTCAAGAATTAAATTACGATGCGTTTAAAGAAATAAAAATATTAGAACTAGACGTATGTAATAGTTTAAGGTTTGTATTACCTTCTGACTATGTAAATTGGGTAAGGATATCTGTTTTTAAAAATGGATTACTTTATCCTCTTACTGAAAACATTCAAACAAATTGGAGTGACGCATATTTACAAGACAATGATTGTCGTATATTGTTTGATGTAGATGGAAATGTTTTAAAGCCACAGTATTCTGATTTAGATTTTGAAAGAATAACAGGTGGTTTAAAAAGTATTTATCTAAATAAAAATAGTATATTCAACGGAGAAGAAGGATGGTGCTATGAAGGATGTTGGTATTTTGATTATGGCATAGGAGCAAGGTATGGCTTAAACACAGAAACTGCAAATGCTAATCCTACTTTTTCTATAAATAAAAAAGGTGGAGTTATAAACTTTAGCTCAGGGATGTCTAACGAAAAATGTATTTTAGAATATGTTTCTGATGGAATGGAGAATGGAGATAACTCTTTAGTTAGTGTTAATAAATTATTTGAAGAATACATTTATGCATATATTGAATATGCTATTCTAAGTTCAAAGTTAGGTGTGCAAGAGTACGTTGTTAATAGGGTGAGAAAGAACAAACAAGCCTTATTAAGAAACGCAAAAATTAGAATTAGTAATATTCATCCCGGTAGATTGTTAATGAATATGAGGGGTAAAGATAAATGGATAAAGTAGAATGGCAAACGTACAAAGAAATTTTGTAGCAGGTAAAATGAATAAGAGTCTTGATGAGAGACTCTTGCCTAATGGTCAGTACATTGATGCTGTAAATGTTCGTTTAGGTTCAACTGAAGCATCTGAGATTGGTGCTGTAGAAAACTCCAAAGGAAACGATTCATTAACAACTTTACAGTATAATGGAGAAACTCTTTCATCGCAAGCAAGGTGCATTGGTGCCTATGCTTTAGGTGAACAAGAAACAATGCTTTGGTTTGTACATGACCCTGCTTTTGGGTTGGGAGCTACAGGTAAATGTGACATGATAGTGTCATTTAATACTCAGTCTGAAACTTTAACGTATCACATAGTTAGCTTAGATGATGGAGATGGTGTTAACACAACTCTGAATTTTGAGAAAGATGAGTTGATGTTAGGTGTAGATTTTGTGGATGACTTGTTGTTTTTTACAGACAATTATAATCCACCTAGATTTATTAATGTAAAAAGAAATTATGAAAATCCTACCGCTACATTTATTGACCAATTTTCAGCAGAGTCTATACTTGTAATTAAAAGACCTCCATACACATCTCCATTGATTTTTCCAAAGAAGGGAGCAGGACAAAATAATTATTTAGAAAATAGATTTGTATGTTTTGGGTATAGGTATAGGTATGCAGACAATGAATACTCTGCTACATCTCCATTTAGTCCTCCATCATTTGTGCCGGGTCCTTTTAAATATAGCTCAACTGATGCTAATAATCAAGGGATGTTAAACACTACCAACATTTGTGAGATAACATATAATAGTGGAGGTGAGCTTGTTGTAGGGATTGATTTATTATTTAAAGACATAAGCACAAATATTATTAAGGTTATTGAGAAGCTTGATAAGTCTGACCTTGGTATACCTGACAACACAGATACTTTGTACACATTTAGTAATAGTAAAATATTTACTGTACTAGCTGACACAGAAGTTTTAAGATTATTTGATAACGTTCCCTTAAAAGCCAAAGCACAAACGTTAATGGGAAACCGTTTAATGTATGGTAATTACATAGAAGGACGTGACTTAATTGACTATACAGGTGCTGCCTTAAAATTAGAATACACTACAGAGCTTTTCAGCGAACCTATTGATTTTAGAGCTCTACCACACGTAACAACTGCAGGAACATATAATATATCAGGAGTCACTAGAAACATTGTGCAAACAATTGTAGAAGTTGATTTGAATGATGCAGAGTTAGTTGCAGGTGCAGGTATATCTATTGAGCTTGATTTACTTCATGACTCTTGGGATGCAGCGTATGACCAATTAACAGAAACGAATGGCAACATTGAATTAAATTTTCAATATACACTAAGACAAGACTACGATAATGTATTTGATTTAGCTCAAGACCAAGACTTTATTGATGCTATACAATTATTAGAGCCTGTGTTTTTAGACGCATGTGATGGCTCGTCTTTATCAGATGAACTAAATTGTGCAGCAGAACTCAACCTTGACCTTAATTATCAAAAAACTGCAAGTGGTATATCAGGAATAGGACAGCCTTTTGATATCATTGTAGACCCTCTAAATCCAAATGTTTTAGGAATACAGATAAACGCATTAAAATATATAGACCAAACAGACCCCTTAAATATTGCTTACGAGTATTTAACTATAAGCTTAGCTGAGGCAGAGTACACAAAGATTGCAAACGCAACAAGCCTGCATAGTAATAGAGGATATGAAGTTGGTATTATTTATATGGATGAATTCTCAAGAGCTACAACTGCGTTAGTGAGTGAAAACAATACACAGTATGTACCTTGTGGAAATTTAACAGACAAAAACACTATAGAAGTAACAATACCTTCAACACAACTTCCTCCTGATTGGGCGAAATATTATAAGTTTTGTATAAAGGCAGATAAAGAAAACTACAATACTATTTATTCTAACTTATTTTTTAGAGACGCATCAATTGGGTCAACATGGTTTTTACTTAATGGTGAGAACTCTCAAAAGATTGAGATAGGAGATAAGCTTTTGGTTAAGGCAGATACCAATGGTCCAAAGAATAGATGTGTTACAGTTACGGTTTTAGATAAAGACGCTAAGGAAGGAGACTTTATTAATCCTCCTCCTTCTGATATAGCAGGTAATGAAGCTGTAGTTCCATCAGGAACCTACATGAGAATTGCAACTAATCAGATTGCAACTACCTTGGGAGAAAATCCTGTTGTTGAAGATGATGCTTCAGGGAGAGGTAACAGAGGAGATTGTCCAAAAGTTGCGTTAGATGTATGTAGTTTTGAGAACCCTGATTATGATGCAGCTACATACGACCCACTTGACCCTTCAACTTTTGCCTATCTACCTTTTACAATTCCCGAAGGTTCTACTATTAGTAT